ATATACTCTCCCATTTTGAGAATATTGGTTGTGCTGCAACAGACAGGAAAATAGTTCTGTGTTGTGAGCTATATAGCCCCTCTCTTACGAGAAAGGCTATATATTAACTTAGAATGGAGACTGAGGTGCTGCCTGTGGTGCAGGATTCTCAGGAATGTCGGGAGCCCCAACAATACCCTCACTCTGCGCACTTGTAGCATTCACAGCCTCACGCCAGAAACGTGATTCCATACGTGCTCCAGTAGAGTAAGGATCCATGCCGCTGAAGTACTTCGTTGAGCCATCAGGCATGATGAATTTCACCTGTGTGAGCACAGAAATTGTGCTGCGTACTACAGGGTTACCTGCTGCATCGAGAATACGTTCTCCGTCTGCATTGTTAGCATAACATGGGCCTTTAGCAAGCTCATATTGCTCTTCAATCATGCCTGGGAAACGTAGGTAATCAGCGAAGTCTGCGGCATTATCTGCAGCATTCATTGCGTTCATATCTACGTCAAAACCCTTGGTGACTGGGTTAGGATTTGGAGCTGTAAATGGCTTAATCTTATCAATCAAACCAGGTACGTCCTCATCCCAAAAGATAATTCGTTTAGACTTTGCTGCTGCAGAGTCTTCGTCACGAACTACGAGAACCAGGAAGCGTGATTTAACGCCGTTACGATTCTCTTTTGATGCTACGCCAACAGACATAGCGATAGTCTTGTAGGCTCCTAATTCTGAGCCTTTAATCAAATTTCCCATTTTAATTGCAATTTTATTGGGTTACCGAAATCAGTTCATGTGCACAGCTTATCGGTGTTGGCTGGCGAGTTCTATGAATAATCTATGTTTGGCTACTTGGTTAGGGAACATGGAGGATAAGTGTGGCTACTTGGGCTATCAAAGCGAGTTATTAGCTCGCCTTAATAATCCATTCCTAATGCCTCCTTAGCATTCTCAGTCAAGGAGTTAACCCTCTTAGCACTTGTAGTAATAAATACGTACAATGCTACTGCTACAGCCAATGTAATTGGCAGGTTACTGCGGTCTATTATAGACAACAGTATGAGTCGTATAGTCTCTACTGTCAACAATATGTTGATCAACCATACAACTACAAATACGCAAAGCTTAATCATATCTTGTAGTTTATTGTCGTAACATACTACCATACAACCTCCTATGGCTGTTGGCGAATATTATGATTAGCTACGTTTGGCAACTTGGGTAGCAACGAACACTCGCGAGCGAAGCGAGCGCAGTGGTGTTATAGTATGGCTTCTTGAGAGGTGTGTGGCTACGAATAGTAGCTATACACTTTCTCATCGACTAATTGTGCGAGCGATGGATAGTTAACCATACGCACACCACGATCATACACACTCTCGAAAACCTTGTTATAGCTATCGACAGCGTCATTGAGGTTGCCCTCATATTCTACGTACTCAAAGTCTTGCAGCTCGTAGAATTCTGCTGCATAGTTGAAGTAGACGATTGGTTCATATCCGCCTCTTCCGTCAGGAGTGCGTACAACCTTTACGTAGTATATCCCATTCTCGATGAGAATATGCCTAAATTCTTCCTTGCACATATCTGTTTGTTTTAATTGTTACGAATGTTATGTTTAACCAAAGTATGACATCTTGGTAGGAATAATAACCCCTGATTACTCATGGATTACTATAACCTTCTTTGCAAAGATCACAGGAGTGAATGGATGTTCTTCCAACCAGCTCTTGCATGCAGCAAATAACTCTTCCATTGAATCATAGTTCTGGCTGTCGTGCCAGTAACGTCTATTCTTCGCATCCTGGACACGAAGATAGAATACGGTTTTTTCTAACATATACTTGTTTTTATCTAATTGTCATCTATTATGATGAGTAGGCTGGTGTATATACTCGTGTAGAAAAAACACTAATATCACACAGCCTAATCACCACTGCATCCCACTACTGTTATTCATGAGATGCTCTTAGTAGTGCTACACCTGCAATGATTACTGCAAGCACAAACACACTCTATAATGCAATTACTTGTATCATAGCGAATACGATGATTAATCGAGTTTGTCTTCTTGGTAGGGTGCGGGGGTACTTTCCTGCTGCAACGAGCACGGGGAAGTGGCAGGGGGGAGTTCTCGGTCTTTATACACGCAATACAAGTTTAAAAATAAAATAAAAAATATTTTTTACAGAAGAAATATTACACATTCGATTTAAGGCTATTTACAGGCTCTCTGACGCGTTATAATGCATTGACTGGATAACTTATCCACCTGAGCAATTATAAGGGCTTACAGAGGCTTATATGAGCTCATTTGTGAAATATAGGCAATCTATGCCATCCAATAGAGGATCTCAATCATCACAGATCGAAGATCTTCTCTAATAGAGAAAAGAAGTAAGCAAGAAAAGAGATTAGGGTACAGTAAGTATATATAGTTTATATAGACTATATAAGCTTAGCTAAACCCTCTCCTAAAAGAAAGAAATATATAAAGAAAGAAAAGGGTTCTCCCTTATAGACAAAATAAAACCCAGAATGAACTTAATCACCCTGGGTTTATATTACTTAAATATCTTATACATTCCTAACATTAACAATAACTGTGCTGCTTGTCCAAACATACCTCCTACTACAGTTGCTGTTACATCAAGCCAGTCAAATACGTTGCCGTATTGCTTATCTTTATACTCTGCTGCTAATCCTGCCCCAATTGCAGCAAATATTGTTCCACATAGACCAGCGTAGAATCCATATTGGATATGCTTTAATCTATTACTCTCTGTCACCCAATGAAATGAGTGAGCCAGAGCTTTAATTATCTTTTTCATAGTTGTTCTTTTATTTGTTCTGCTATATACTTTGCATCAGGATGAGCGTGTTCTGATATTCTGAGCTTAAAGAATTGTTCCCACTGAGACTCTGTGCCTGTCATTATAAGCTCTGTTTTAAGCTGTAATGGGAGTACATCTCTTGCATCTTCAGGCTTAACACCAGTCTTAATTAGTGTCATATAATTATGCTTAGCATAATCCCATGCACCAAAGAATAAATTCTGCTGTATAGCACTAAAATCATCCCATCTAGTAGGTTCTACTACTGTTATCTCGCCATCAAACTTACCATTACTGTAGTTACAGTATCTTGTAGACTCCATTAAGAATGAGAATACTCTATGTCTTACAAATGAATCAGCTTGTACTCTTGCACATGTTAATCTAAACGTTGTACGCTTCTCATGATATTCTGTAGGTTCGCATATACGACGTAAATCATCAAGCGTGTTGTTTTCAATCATCACTCTATAGTTTGTAGTTACGGCCCATACTGGACTACCATCGTTATCTGGGTATGGCAATAGATTGCATGTTGAATATTTATTGTAATAATAATTCTTTATGATGTTGTCTTTACCAGATATTAAAAGATATACAGTACCATGCTCTAAAGGAGAACCATGTCCTAACTCTATCATCTTGTCTACAAATGCTTTAGCCGTCTTAGACCTTCCATTCTCATCATACTCTATCTTATCTAATGACTTATATGCTGTACGACCAGCTATCTCTATTTGTTCGTAGATACCGAGTAGATCATGCTTTTGCTCTAGTTTTTCTATTTTGTTTTCTATTAGCTTCATATGCTTGTTTATATATCATGTACGCCTAAGCGTTTAGTTTAACAATCTGTTGTGCTTCTTCATCTGTACAAGGAACCCAGTCTTTTTCAGGCTCCTTGTATGCAGCATATATTACTTCTACGTAATCTGTGAACTTTAGGTAATAGTTCTATACTTCTTTCTTTGGCATAGTTAATTCTCCTTGTATTCTACGTACTCTTCTTTATTGTCATTTATATCGTATGACTTTAAGAATGCTCCTTTAGACATCTCCTTGTCTTTTTCAACGTCGGTCTTAGACATGGTAACTTCTTGTCCGTTGATTTTAAATGTGTCAAATTTGTTATCAGTCTACCGTTTTTTACCATCCCAATACTCTTCAGATAGTTGTAATCCTTTGAGCTTACTATCATCATTGGCTCCATTTGTCTCTCCTTGTTGAAGTCCTCTATCCAACTCGTCAAGAGATCTTCCAACTTCTTCTTTGTTAACTCGCAATCTGTCATTTAATTCCTTTATAAAGTTTTCCTTTTCATCATTATACTTAGGATCGTTGTACATCTGCATAAGTATATATGATGCATTATTAAATCCTTCTTGATCTTTTATATGACCATTCTCATCTTTTTCAGTACCAAGCTTATCTACTAAATCTTGTACTTCCTTTAGTGTATATTTTTCTAAAACTCCTTTACCGTTTACAGATCTTATCAAAACGTTATCTTTGTATAGATTACTATATTTACTTATTTTCCCCATTGTTCTTAAGATAAATTAAAGTCATTATTGCGTAGTTGGCTAAGTCTAAAAGAGAATCTTCTATAGATTCATTTACGTAGCTCTTGCTGTTTTTGATTAAGCTGTTTATACGTTCAACTTTATTGTTTAACGGTATAGCCGCTGCTACTAATCCAAACTTATCACATAGTATGTCAAAGCTATTTCCATAGTCTTTATTCTTCTTCTCGTATGTTTTATACATACCTTCAACCATGTCTTTAAACATCATTTCCTTTGTTGTACAATCCATTTTTAAGTCTATATCTTTGTTCTTTTTCAAGCCATCTCAGGGCTCTGATAAATGATTTGTTTTCCGCGCATTCTTTCAGAGTGAGCTACGTACCTTGAACATTCTTGTTCTATTTGTTCGCCATTTTCGTCTTCTACAAATTGTATGTATTTCTACTTATCAAGCCATCTATAATATCTAGAGAAAGCCTTCTTTCTATCTATTGTTGTACTATATCTATGTATGCACTTAAGCATTTGTTTAGCTCCTACAGTACCACAAGCTTTTAGATCTGATATATTTTCTAAGAATGACATTACTCCAGCCTCTCCAAACTTATTCTTAAGTTCATTATACTCTTCTTTAGCTTGTTTGTAGAATAGATTATCTTCATCGTAAAATGGTGTAAGATCTACTATATATGCAGAGTTTATAGGAGTATTATGAATGAAGTAATACTTACAATTATCTGTAACTGGTTTACTTATTGTTCTAAGTGATAAATAATCAGCGTAGTATAGTATTGCATTTAGTTCTATAGTATTCATTTTTTGTATGATTTATATATACATTCACATATCCATCCAATGTAGTAAGCATAAGGTTCTTGTACATGTACACTAACTATCTCTCCCATCTTGTCAAATGTATCTAATACTATATGCATAGCTTCATGAGCTATAGTGTTTATTAGATCAGTATCTTTTTCTAACTTAGTATTGCCAAACGTCTTTAATATTCTTACTACAAATGTAGTATGTCTATTATGTTTGTTGATAGCTCTAAAAGAATATGCACTTAGAGTAGGACTTGCAGATAAATATTCTTCTGTTATCTCTTTATCATCAGATGTTAAGAAGTTATTTATTATATCCTTATCAGTACACTTCTTGTTACATACTGCTATATCTACATCGTATATTGTTTCGTATATATCTATATTCTTCATAGTTTGTATATAGTTTATATTATATATCTCACCTACCCTACCCCCTATATCCCCCATAACGGATATATATATCCAAAAGTTGCAAATTACAAAAATATTTCAATTTTGCAACCAAATTAAGCTACTCTTACGTTACGCAATCGAATTTCACAAAAATATACGACTATGATGAAAGAATTAAAAGTAATCGAGCCATTTTTTAATCTCGAGATTGGAGATAAGTTGACTCTCACAGAAGATGGTAAGTCTTACGTATTTACAGACAGTGATAGTTCTGTTGATAAGACAGAGTCTGGCGATTCTAAGTTTTCATTTAGTGCTACATTCAAGATTGATTCTGTATACGCACAGGAATTGATTAAGAATGGTTATCTTGAGGAAGTTGACTATAAGAAGAACGATACATTCAGAAACGTATTTGACGAGATTGATATTATGCTCAATCGTTACAATGAGGAGCTTGATAATCTTGATCGTGACTTCGACGATAAGCCAGCTTGTTTGAAGGTTGAGAAAGGCACAGTTTTAAAGAATTTGATTAAGGCTTTAAGCCACCTTAGAGAGTTAAAGAAGTAATGGAAGATAGCAAATTGATGGATCAGTCACAGCTTGCTGAAAGTATTGCTAATAAGATTGAATATAGTTTTACAGACGCATTCTTAGTTAAGCTGTTGGACCCGATTAAGGTAAAGAAAGAGTTTAGTAAACCAGTCGATGTAAAGCCTGCAAAGAAAGATGACAACGGTGTAGAAGCTGTAGACTTTGATAAGGTTGAGACTGAGGTAAAAGAAGTAGAATCCGATTTTCGTAAAGCTGTAGTAATTAAGACTCCGCTTTCTTTTGAACACAAAGATAATATGCCATACGAGATAAATGTTGGTGATGTTGTTCTTGTTAGAAACATGAGAGGTGAGTATTTTGATTTACTTAAAGACAGTAAGTTAGTTCATTACTACGATATAGTAGCTGTTTGCAAATGATAGATATAGATTCTATCTCCAGAGAAATATCTAAAGAAACAGGATACGACTTTGATGTTGTAAAGAAAGTTTGTCAACATGTATTTAAATAGACAGAACAAATAATGAAGTCAGAAGATACAAGCGACATACTTTTTAACAAGCTATTTAAGTTTAAGCTTAAACGAAGATATAAGGATAATAAACAAAAAGAATATACTACAAAATGAAGTACACAAAGAAAGATTACGCAAAGTTTAACATCGACCTCTCAAAGTGTGAGACATACGATGATGTTGTTATCTGTACAGTAGAAGGTAACATTAACAATGGCGCACCAATTGATAAGCACATGTTTGCACAGTATTGTGACATTGTAGAGAATGATGCTATTAACAACTTCTTAAATGAAGCTTTTAGCACTGGTACAGCACTTAACTTCTCAAATGGCGATTGTAACATTACAAAGGTTAGCGCTGTAGAACTTAAGGAAGGTGAGTCTCTTAAGGTTAAGAACGGACAGGTTGTAATTAAGAAGGCTTCTCTTATTAAGAGATTGTGGAATTGGGTAACACGTAAGAATAAGTAATTATGAACAAGGTTATAGCTTTAGGTGATACTTTTTATAAAGTAAAAAATAACGAAGATAATTTATCTGTTAATAAAATTGAAAGTGTTTGGATTGGTCTTCACGGTGCATTCGTTGCAGATGACGATATGATTATAACGGAATCTGATTCAGATGAGTCTTATGAAGTCAAAAAGGGCGATGTTGTTTTTATTCTTTATATTCACGGTAAACGTACAGTTGTTGGCGTAAAGTCTGAAGAATTAGCAAACTTCATCGAAGATGATCTAAAGGAAAGAGAAGAGAGGAAAAAAGCACGTTCAAATAATACTTGCGATTGCTCTTGTGATAGCATAAGCGAAGCAGCTTAATAAAGGCAACAGATTATCCACGCTGTAAAGATGGATTGACTATAAGAAATGATATTTTCATAAGCTCTATCAAAGAGCTAATATCGCGGAGTGGAGAAGAGGTAACTCGTTAGGCTCATAACCTAAAGATCGCAGGTTCGAATCCTGCCTCCGTAACTACGATTTTCATAATTTTAAATTGTTCATAATAAAATTGTTAAAATTGATTTTAAATTAATTATCTGTATTACATTTACATCAAAGTAAATGAATTAATCAATAAGATTTCTAACAGAAAAATAAATTTTTATCATTTTATTTAAGATGGTGCGGCATCTTTAAAATCCGCACATTATAATCTACAATGCACGGGTGCAGTCTATATAAGACGCACACAAGATTGCATATTAGTAATAATATGGTATAGTTTTGACTTACTAGAGTATAATATTGCCGTATAGCGTAATGGTAGCGCGGTGGGCTCTAACCCCACGTCTGTCTGGGTTCGAATCCTAGTGCGGTAACTTGTTTATGTATAATTTTAACTAAATACGAATGGAACTAAAAATTAAAAGATTAGATGAAAAGGCTGTATTGCCTATACGCGCACACAAAGGTGACGCAGGACTTGACTTAACAGCAACAGATATTACACTTGAGCCAAATGATTGTGGTCAGACTGTTGTTGTATACCATTGCGGTCTGGCTGTAGAAATTCCAGAAGGCCATGTTGGTTTAGTGTTCCCTCGTTCTTCTATTTCTAAGAAGTCTATGTTTTTGACTAATGCTGTAGGTGTAATTGATTCTGGCTATCGTGGTGAGATTACCGCTAAGATGCATGTTACTACTGATGCCGCTCCAGCTGTATACAAGGTTGGTGAGAGATTTGCTCAGTTGATTATCATGCCTATTCCAGAAGTTACAATTACAGAGGTAGCAGAACTTAGTGAGACAGAACGTGGTGAAGGTGGTTATGGTTCCAGCGATGAGAAGTTGAGCGCGCCTGATGCAGCTGCAGAGAAGACTCAAGACGTTGAGAGTACTACTACAGATGCTACTATGGTAGCGGCGGATTCCGTGAGCGGATCTGAGATAGCTGAGTAACGCGTGACAAGGCTATGCGGAATGGCGTCGTAAATGGTACTGGCAATATTCCGACGGTAAGGGGATTACACAATAATGTGTAGTTCCCTTTCCTTGTTTGTATAATTATATAAATTATAGCACATGAAGAAATCTAAACTTTTTGGTTCCAGACTTGTGGAAAATGTGTTTAATCCAAAGACTCCTCGAGTTATTATGTTTAGTGATAATGATAGCATCACAAGACAAGTATTTGAAGAAGGAGATATATTAGACGCTAATTCCATTAGGAAGATATTGTTGAAAGGTGGATTTAGTTCTGGTGGTCATAGTGGCGGTGGTAGTAATCCACCTTCAATTTATTATGTTGATCTTAAAGCATAGATAGATAAGCTTAAGAACTACATAGATGGCAAAGATAATATTATAAATGATGCTCGTAGGCTTATAGAAGCTAATACTACAGGCATAGAACATAATTCCACTTCTATAAAAGAATTACGCAACATTATAAACAACTTTAATATAAGTAATGTTTTATATGTTGGCGAAGTTGAGCCAAGTACAAAAGATGTACTATGGTTAGACACCAGTGAAGGTGTCCATTTAGATAGCTCTAATTCAGATGAGCTATTAAAGATTAAAGAGGCTATTAGGGATATATACTCAAATATGGGCACTATAAATAAGATGATCCTTAATGGCATTGTAGCTGGAGATTCTAACTCCAGTGCAAGATAGATGATTATGCGTACAGCAGATCCTATTAGACCTACTGAGATAACAGAAGAGCATACTGTTAATACAGATCCTACTCAGCCAAATACAACTGGTATAGAACCTACAGTTAACCATATATCTATAAAGATGGATACAGCTGTTAACTTTAGTAAGAATAGGTAGAATCTTATAGACGGTGAACTTCTGTACTATACAGATAGAAAGAAAGTTGTTCTGTATAAAGATGGTAAGTTTAATGTAGTAGGAAGCGAATAGTCTTCTGGTGGATCAGGTGGAGGTATATCTGTAGACGACTTATATGCTACACATCTTGATCATCTTACATTTACAGATGGAGATTCTGCTTACAACGTACAAGTTGATCAGAATGGTAAGATAACTGTAAGAAAGAAGAGTATTCAGGTTACAAAAGTTGGTAACGTTGACCCAGCATGGAAAGTATATGTTGATCATTTGTTATGTATAAATGAAGTATACTGTGGTGGTGTAAACAATGATAATCAGATATGTAGTCATAACTTTATAGAGCTTGCAAATGGTTCAAATAGCGATATTAATCTAAATGGTTTAATGTTGTTATATACAGATGGAACTCTATACGGTAATGGTCATAATGGTTTTAAGTGGAAGACACTTAAACTTGATGGTATTATAAAAGCTGGTTCTACATATTTGATACGTGGACAGAGATGTAATACTAATAAGAGCGCATTCATAGAAGTTAATTCATATGATCAAATATGGATGGATGGAGATAATCCAATAGGATTTAGCCAAGATGCTTCAAGCTTCTATTTATGTGTTGGTGATATTGATAACAACTGGGTATATGATCAGCAAGGTAATCCTCTTGATAAAGGAGAGTTAAAGTCTCCATGGAATAAGAACTTCACATATCAAGGCTATATTGATAGCTGCGGATTTGGTTCAGGTTCTGTATATGAGGGCGATGCTACATTCCAGGTTAATAGTACAGATAATGCTAAAGACTGTGTATATGTAAGATGGTTTATGCTTGAACCTTCTAAGCAAGGTAACAAGGCGTATGGTGCAAGAAAGACTAAGTCTTTATGGACATATATAAATATGAACACATAGACATAGTTTGCTGGTAACGTTCCAATGTATTACTATCCAGATAGTCTTAAGTAGAAGTTTACGCCTAAAGCTTCATGGGAGGGTAAGAACTTCTTTACTAATAAGACATCGTTTGATCCATTTAAACCTAATTGTGTTAGATGTACATTTGGTATACATGCTACAGCAGGAGATACTAATAAAGCATCAAGATGTTTTAACTGGGTATCAGTTGGTAACTACGACGAGTATCTTAGATACAGAAAAGTTGGTTAGACTGAATGGGCTGTGGTAAGATCTATTACACAAGGTGATAAGAATAACACTGCAGCTATAAATAAGTTCATAGATCATTATAAGAGACTAAGATGGAGAACTCCAAGTGGTATGTGGGTAACAACTCATAAGGTTGTTTTAAGCAATACATTTGAAGATGGAGAGTACGAATATCAAGTAGGTAGATTTACAGATGAATCATATAAGAGTAAGATCTATAAAACAAATGTAGCAAGCAATTCTGATGTTGCTGCTAATGGATTTACTTTTATACAAGAGACTGATCAATAGGGATTCAGCTGGTTAGATTATAGACCTTGGTTTAGATCTGCTGGTATAATGGCTGAAGAGAACTTTGACTTCTTAATTAACACTGGAGATATTGCTCAGAGTGGTAATAGAGAAAATGAGTGGATTGATTACTATGAAGCTCTTGATACGTTTATCCCAAATAAGACAGAGATGTTTACTATAGGTAACAATGACTTATGTAGTGAACAACCAACTCTTCTTACAGATGGAGAAGACGCTACTTCTAAGTTCAATCATATTAATGTATTGAGATACTTTACGTTTGAACTTGATTCAGACTTTAATTATAACTTTACTTGGAATGGGGGTACATATCCTTTATACTCTTTATACTATTATACATATGGAGACTTTAGTTTTGTATGTTTAAATTCAGAAACAGCAGAAGCTTCAAGTAAGACATATAATAATGGTATAGCAGATGCTTCATTTGCACAAGCTGCTAATCAGAGTATAGAGACTTGGTTTGAATCACTTATGAACTCAGGTAAGCTTGTTAAAAAGCCATTTGTATATATGCATGAGATGCCATTCACAATGGTTACTTGGTAGTTTATGAAAGGTAGTGCTGGTAGAGAAGGTTCTCATCTTAATACGCATAATACAGCTGGTAAATATAGATTCTCAAGACTGTTTAAGAAGCATGGAATAAAGATGGTGTTTGGTGGTCATAAGCATACTTATACATTAAGTAAACCTATATATGATGCTCCAGATAATTATATTACATCTGAGAATAAAGTTAATCCTGCTATAGACATAATGGGAGATGTTGATGATACTTTATCAAGACGTCCAGTAATTCAGGTTACAAGACAACAAGATATTGATCCATCTAACAACTATGCAAGATACGAGCTTGTAGACACAATTACAGCTCCTACATACGTCATGTCTTAGGCTACTGGATATAAGCTTGTTTCTAACAAAGAACAGCCTTCTGGAGATGAATACTTAATACCTTGGCTTATGTCTTACTTCAAGGCAGCATCAAATGCTACTACTCCTAATGAGAATAGAAAGCAGCATTATCCTATGTATATAAAGTATAAGGTTACAAACAACTCTGTAGTTGTTGAGGCTAAATAGATACATGGTGTATGGGATGTTAATGAAGATAAGAACACTGCTAAGTGGGATCCAAATAAACAGATTCCTAACTTAACTACTGTTAGTATGACGTGTGAGCCTACATCTGAAGCTGATAAACAAGCTTATAATATAACAAGCACAGAAACGTATACAATAACTCTTTAATCTTTTAATAATGAATAACTTAAAGAAATTTAATACCGATCGTAGCAAATGGGAGATCTTGATGAGTAGTGATGCCAAAGGCGTATCGCTATCTAACCCAAAGATGTTGAAAGCTAACGAGTCGGTAATCTCGGTAGATACCGCTATTGAAAGATTAAAGGATGATCTTTCTGTAGCACAAGGTAATATATCATGGCTTGCACTTCATGGTGGAGGCGGCTCTGGTGGTGGTGGAGGTACAGTACCATCAGGCGAAGAATTATCAGTAACAATTAAGGTTAACAATAAAGAGTCTAATTCTACTATTAATATGGGAGAAGATGGCTTATAGGTTAATGTTGAAGGTATATCTGTTAAGTATAACAAACCTTGGGAAATATCAGCTTATGTAGGTAGTACAAAGGTATATGCCACATCAGTAAATGCATCCAATAGTGTATTTTTTATACCTTATACAAGTATTGCTAAATCGTTGAATAACCATACTGGTAGACTTGTTATATCAGCATCTTATAATGACGATAGTAACGGTGTGTACGGACAAGGTCAATGGAGTGGTTCTGTTATTGATAATAATATTGTACTAAAATGTGAAGACGTTGCTGCTTCACTAACAACTCTTAATACATCATTTATCAAACTACAATATAGTGTTGGTACTATTGGTCAATATACATTAGATCTGACCATATAGGGCAATAGTAATACTATTTAGAAGTCTTATGACATAAGTGTAGCTTCTACAAATCAGTAGACTAATTCCATAGAGTTATCTGACTTATTTACAGAAGATGCAAAATGGATAGATGTATATACAGTAAAACAAACTCTTACAAATAAACAAGATTAGAATATAACTAAAACTATTAAGTCTTCATTAACTCTTGTATCAAATAACATTATGATTTCAACTAATGTTATGAGCAAGGATTAGAATAATCCTGTAGAGGTTAATATGGATGGTAGTTTATATCTTGAGTTTACTCCATATGTATCACAGTTAACATCATTTAACTATGATATATTTATTGATGATACTCAAGTTAGATCTAATCAACCTGGTATATTTGCACAAACTGTTAAAGATTACATATCTGTATCAAATAAAGAATTTGCTATAAAAGATAAAGTATCTAAGGTTAGAGTTGTAGTTAAAGCTGGTGATAAAACAGCAGAAGCTATATACTATGTAAAGTTTATTAAGTCAAAGGTTAACTATATCAATGATACATTTAATATGTATAATAACTGTATCTTTGACATTACTGCAAGAAACTTTAATCAAGGTACATATGAGTTTCCATATAGCAATACTTTGTATAAGCTTAAATCAAAGGTAGCTAAGTCTAACATGTCAACAATTAAACAGAACGTTAGATCTGCTATTAGTGTTAAAGATACTGGAGAATTCTATTACAGAGTAAGTAATGGAGCTACTGGTATTATAAATAAGTTTAAGCTTGATAATTCAGATTATAAGTTTGATGACTTACTATCATCTTTAGGTGATGTATATACAATATGTCTACATTACCACGCTGATTATCACCCAGATGATAATAGAACGATATTATTCTCTGGTGATGTATCTGTAGCTGATAACAACTTAGGTGATATTACAAACGGTATATCTATAGACGTACATGGTTTGTATATTGATAATCAAAGAGTTCTCGAGCTTGAAGATAATATTGATAATGATATTGCGATAGTTTGTTACTCACAATTAGTTGATGGTAATATAGAATACATTGTTAAGGTATACCTTGATGGTGTAGTATCAGCAGTACGTAAATTGTCAACCAGAATAAAGATGGGTGATAGTTTATATGTAGGTTGTAGAAGATATATCAAAGGTGGTAAGGAGTATTTGATAAATAAGTGTGATACTAATATATATAGTATTAGAATTTACACAGAAGCTCTTAATGAGTTTGATATAATGTGTCAGCATATAAATAATATTATAGCTACAAATTATGTTAACAGTGCTCCTAACTATGGTAGAATTGATGCAGAGTTAAAGAAGAACTTCTGTTCAAGAGATGCTGACGGTAATATTAAGTCTTTGTTATATAATCAAGACGCACAGCAATATACTATAGACTTCTTGCTTGACTCTAATAATAGACTTGATGTAAATAAGCTTACTGAGAACGCAAAAGAGATTGGTGTTCCAATTATGCTTATAGATGTTAGTAATGATTCATCATGGTCATTCAACTCATTTGTTAAACAACAGTCATCTTCTTCTGTAACATTACCAGAAACAGAGAATAAAGTTGTTCAGTACTGGGATCCAATTGGTATTAGCAATGATGGTTCTAATACTGATAATTCTGTAAAGACTATTAAGAATGCTACTATAAGTCTTCAGGGTACATCTACTCTTAAAGACTCAGTAAAGAACTTAAATATTACATTGCCAACTGGTACTATATTTACACCTAAGTCAACATGGATACCAGAACAAACTTATACACTTAAAGCTGATATTGTAGATAGCTCTCATGCTAATAACGCAGCTATTGGATCGTTTATAAACACAGAGCTTGGTAAGAAGGATAATCCTTACTTCCCATTTGATCCAGCAGCTTTAAAGAATGTATATGATTCTCAATATGTTAAAACACAACAGCCTACAGCTACACTTAAACATACAGTTGAAGGTTTCCCTGTGTTTGTTATTATAAAGTTCTATACAGACGCTTAGAACACATTGTCTGTAACTCCTCTTGGAGTTTACTCATTTAACATTGGTCGTGATGCTCATAGAAACTTAGGCTTTAAGTAGGTTAAGTCAATAAAGAATGCTACAGATCATAATCCAGTTTAGGTTACAACATTCCCATTCTATGCTGACAATGTAGAGATAGATGAAACGTTTGATCAAGATAAATCAGCTTGGATTGAGATTAAAGATACTAACTCACTTGTTGGATTTGAAAGAATAACAAATAGTCTTCCAGAAGATCTTGATACAAGTAAGGGTGACTTCTGGTAGAATGATGATAATATTCTAAATCAGAAATATGAAGTTAGATTCCCAAGTGGTAAAAGAACTTCAGATTATCCTGGCTTTAAAGAGTTCGTTTCAAACATCATGAAGCTTCCTATTGAGGGTTGTTATTCAAGTGATGTTAACGGATCTAATACAATTCCTATGATCTCTGGTTCTTATGATCAGTATACAGTTGATTCAAGTGGTAATTATAGTAAATTAAATAGAAAGCAATAGATTATAGTTGATCCTAATAGTATTAGTGATAATATGGGATTTAGTGTAGATAGCGCTTTCAAATACTTTATTATATGTAACTACTTTGGTCTTGTAGATAACTTTGGTAAGAACTCAACATATAGAACATGGGACGGCTCTACATTCTATGTAGACTTCTATGACCTTGATACTGCTAATGGTAGCGATAACCAAGGAGAGCTTAAGATCGACCCAGATGTATGGATTAAGTATATAACAAACCAAGCTACATCTGAGAACGCTACACAAGGTATGAAATATGTAGCTGAAACGTTTAACCATGATAAAGGTTTGTCTAAAACTACAGTATCTGCAAATACTAACAAACTGTGGCTTTCTCTTGACACTCCATTTACAAAAGCAAAGTGGAGAGACGGTCAAGATACAGTAAACTCTATATATGCTCAGTATTGGTATGAGTTTAGAAGCTTTACTGAAGCTTTAGCAAACGCTAATGGTTATGATACATTTATGAATTACTTTACAGATAAGTACTTTGTAAAGCAAACAGAGCTTTGTGGATCTCTTATATTTAACTATGACTACAAGCTTAAGTATATGCTTCAGTTTACAAGTAATATCATTACAAATGCTAAGGATATTGTAAAGCTTCATGGTCGTAAAGTAGCTCATAATAGAACGTGGCTTAAGAAACACGTTGTATTCTTGGATAGTTTATTCAGATGGAGAGATATGTCTAAGAGACAAGCAGCTATGACGTTCAAGAATAACACTGACGTTACAGTTAATGCTACCGTTGCTGGTACTTAGGTTGACGCCTTACCAGTAACATCTAACTGTCCAGTTATATCAAGAATAGCTGTTGGTGATACTGTTCAGGCATTCTACTTCCTACCAAACAATACAAAGACTTATGTTAATGTTGGTAATATGCAGCAAGGTGGTCCTTATACTTGGACTATTAATAACTCTAATTCAATTATAGAGCTTGGAGATAAATTGACTCCATTATACAATATGAAGATTAGCTCTATTGCTAAATCTATAAATGAATTAAATATTGACCCACTTGGTTTGCCAGCTATACATACTATAGATATGCATAACAATAAGTACTTTAGTGGGCAGTTTAGTCTTGATGTATTTAGACAAGCAAACGTATCAGAGGTTAGAACTATAAACTTTGCAAATACAGCATGTGCTGTTAGCGGTGATTCATTCTATCTTGATATTGAGCAGAATCCTGGTACTACTAATGCTAAGACTAAGTTTACAAAGTTAACTGATATTGATATATCTGGTAGCAATTGTATTACTAATATATTCATACCAACTAATGTACCTTTACAAAGTCTTAATATCACAAATAGTAATATTATGGACTTAAGGCTTATACATCAACAGTATCTTCCAGATTTAGATCTTTCAGGATGTAATAACTTAAGCTCTGTATATATAGAAGATTGTAATACTATTAAAGAGTTAAATCTTACTGGTTATGCTAACTTGAGAAGTGTAAAGATTACACACTGTGAGAACTTATAGAAGCTTATAGTTGATAGTAATATTAATCTTGAGATTGTAGATATAGAGAACTGTCCTAATCTATCTGATGTTAAGATAGTAAATAACGCTTAGCTTGTTGGTGGTAGAGAAGATAACTTTGTTACATTATCAGATTTAAGTAGTCTAACAAATATTAATCTGTCTGGTAACTATAACTTAAAGACTGCTAATATTACTAATTGTAATCAGTAGAATATACTTAAACTGTATTTAAATAATACTTCTATTAGTAATTTTAACAATGGTTAGCTTCTTGATTTATCAGATTTTTCAAGTATACAAGAATTTAACATACAGTATAATACTGGTGTTAAAGAAATTCAATTCTCTACAGACGCTAATAGACCTGCATATATAACTAATACTTTTGAGAAGTGTGAAAACTTGTTAAGAGTATATGGTAATATAGTTGTTAAATGTAATAAATGTTTTAGTGGATTAACTAAATTCTCTATACACGGAACTACAAGTACCGTTAACTTCCAAGGTAAGAATGTACAAGCTATATCAGATAATACGCATGTTGTAAAACTTCCAAGTGAGATTATTACAAATAACGCTATACCTGATGATAACTTTGTTATGCCTATAAATGTATCAAATAAGCAGACAAATATTACATTTCAAGATGTAGATAATGCATTGTCAATGTATGCTAGTACAGCATGTACTTTATTTGATATATATTACACAATGTAGAATTTAGGTTCACTTAAGAATCTTGATACAATGTTCTACTTTGTATAGAATGCTAATTTCCAAAAAACAAGTCAAGCTGATAACTCTCCTAATAGATATATGTTTAAGCTTGCTAAAGGTATTACTTCATTACACGATACATTTACTGGATGTTGGGGAAACAGTGCAGTATTATACTCTCCGCACTTTGTTGGTGAGAATGTAACTGTAGATGATGGTTTGTTTAGTCCACTTGTAGATTCTCTTATTGATATTAGTGATATTTGGACTGGACCAACAACTGGAGTATTTGATAGATTCTTATTTAGACATAGTTCTAAAGACTATAAGATAAATAAAGTTGAATACTTATTAAGTAGCACAAGCAATGTAATTGTGAACAACACAAATGCGCTTAATACATCTGATGTGTTTAATACAGCAATAAAAGATAATCTTGATGAATCGTTTAAAGCTAATCCATCTCTATATGGTAATCTTAAAGACTTCTTTAAGAACTTAACAAGCCTTAGCAATATAAGTAGATTTGTAAATGCTAATTATATAGATTATGATACGATAAACATAACAACAAATGTTTCTTCAGTTTCTGTATCTTTTATAGCTAATTATGGTCATGGTGTAATTGATTTTACAAGAATATTTAAGAACCCACAATATGTTACAAGAATAAACGGATTCTTATCTTCTGAGAAATTAAATGGAGGAGTTACCTTTAATATAAACAATGACTCTTTCAAAGGATTTGTAAATCTTACATCAATAGATTGTGTAGATAACAATTATAGTTAGACTACGTTTGGCTCTGGTTGTAATAAAGTTGTTAGCGATCAATTCCCATATGATATATTTAAGAATTGTCCTAAACTTTAGAATTGTTGTGGATTCTTTGCATATACAACAATGCCTAATTAGATAAATGGTAACCATGTAGAACTTCCAGGTTCATTATTCTTAAATAATACAAAGCTTAATAATGTTGTTGGATTGTTTAGAGATGTCAAGTTTACATATAAGTTGACATCTAATGGATTTGCTAATTGTCCTAATCTTTAGTATGCTAATTATATATTCTCAAACTCATCATACTCTGAAAGTAATTAGAGTTATATACCATATAGATTATTCTATCACGGTAGTAGAACTATAAGTAATACTTATTATGGTATACAAGATGGAATATTAACTACTGATTCTGAGTATAGGGATAATAAAAAAGTTATCATATATAATATAGTAAGAGATGATGGTAGTGAAGTTAAGATGGAGAATACTAACAATGTAGTTAAGTGGTTTAGTAAGAATGCTGGAAATTGGGAAGAGGTAACTAACCCAGAAGGTGTATTGTATTTCAAACAAGTTGTATCTACTGAAGCTCCAAATACATCAATACTTGGTTTGTAGAATGCATTTGCAAATAGTAGAATAGAGCCATATATAAACAATGATCCAGAGTTGATACACAACGAGAATTATAATCCATTTAAGTTTATATACAAAGGCGGCGTTATTTCTATTAATACAAGCTACGATAATATTGATGAAACTATAATGTGGTCTTATGATGGTGTAACTACTAAAGATAATAAACATAATGGTGATTACGAACATGATCCTAATACAATATTAGTATCTATAGGAAAAGGTAATAATGTTGTTAATGGTAGCTTAAACTTCTGTTGTGCTCCAGACTTGTTTAGATATTGTAATGGTAATTGTGACATTACAAGTATATTTAATAACTGCGGTCCACAATGGCCACATTACAACGAATCTGGTCTTAGAGGTAGAATACCAGATATACTGTTACTTCCATTTAAGAACTTTAAGAAAGACTTGTCAAACATGTTTAATACATGCTCAAGCTTAACAAGAGTTTCAAAGAGTAGTAGCAGTAGTGATGTATATGTAATTCCACCACACTTCTTTGAATACGCTCCTAATATAACATCATTGAATGGTACGTTTGCAAATACTTCTGTATATCCAAATCAGGTATTTACAGCATTTAATTACATATCAAATAATACGCTTGGAAATATTAGTAGAGTATTTGCTATGGTTAAAGCTCCAGAAAGTACATCTGCTAACCCAGTAGTATTTAATTCTGTATTCCAGAAGTTTACAAACTTAACAGATATAAATAGTGCATTTGTTTAGGATTATGTAAATTATGCTAATTAGGGATACTTTAAATTTATAGCAGTATTCCCATCTAATAGATATACAAGTACTTCTCAATATTCTGGTAATTAGAGATTTAGTAATGTATTTAGAGGCTATAGTAATAATTATGTAGTACATGAGAATCCTAAGACATTGATTAATAATAATATAACAAATAATTATAAAACCGTATAATGGATGCGGGATTAAATTAATATAATAATATGAATACAGCAAAATTAGTTAATTCCGCACTTACAGGTGGCGGTTTAATATATCCAGAAAATCTTAATGTTATTATCGGTAATGAGAGTAAAGGTTATCCAAAAGGTTATGTATTAGATGCTAATGCTACATTAAGTTTGGCTGGTAGTAATGGAACAAGTAATAATATAAATACTGAAGATTTTATTACAAAATAGCAATTTTTTAATATTTTTGATGCAAATGATAATGGAATATATTTAAAAAATAAATATAATTCATTATTATTAGATGCGTTTTCAAATGTTAGCACCTTATATTCATTTGGAAGATCGTCAATAGCTGCTGGATTTAATAATATAATAAAATCTAATAGCATATCTTTTGGTAATGGTGGATATAATTCTGCAAATGGATCGTATATATTTGGATCTAATAATACATATTTTTGGAAATTTTAGTATGTTAATTCAGATAAAACAAAGATTAAATTTATTATTGATAACAACGAGATTGGTTAGTTTATTGCAAATAAAAATTATTTTTTTTATGCAAATTCTAGATTGGCTATAAAATCTGATGGGTTTTAGATTTTAAAAACACCAAATCAAACTGGCGGTAATTATGCTATTTCTTGCAATATAGAATCATCTTAGATTATTGATGGTAAATATCACATAACTATGAAGCCAGATCAACTATTTAAAATATTTGCAGAATTTGATACACTTATTATTTATACAAATATTATAGAAAAAACGCCTTCTTTTATATTTGGAAATTTTAATTGTATTTTAAATGAATCTAATTATAGTACTATATTAGGACTTGAAAATTCAATATATAAAACAAAATAGTCATTCGTAGCAGGAGTTGGATTATGTAATTTTAATAACATAAGCGGATCTGCTGTTATTGGCCGTTATAATTATAAAGATCCAGGAGAACTTAATTTAAATAAAGTGTTTACAGTAGGCGCTGGAGATGGATTTGATAATAGAAAGAACGCTTTAACGATACTTAATGATAATAACTCTAATCTATATATAAATGGTATTGGAGGGTATGATGGAACAAGTATAAATGCAGGTAATACTAAATCATTACAGCAAGTTATCTCTGATATAGAAACAGCAGTATCTTTAAATAGTAATGGTCCTTGGGACGTAGATATAACATCTGAATTTATAAATGGTAATGTTACTATTAAACCGCTATCAATGTGGTCTATAAGTCAAAATGTAAAGCGTGTTTATTTCTTAGCAGATTTAAAGCAGGGTGATGTAATCACTATTCCAGATACTCTTATAATGTATATTGGTTGGAAGATTTCAGACAATAGATTTGGTATGGCAGATTGGAATGCTGCTGGTAAGAAGTATACAGTCACTACAGATAGTAAGTATGTTGTCTTGTTAGATACACCTACTGCAGATGCACCTGGTGTATAGACTAATACACTGCCATCTTTTGGAAAGGTAATGTTGAGAACATCTAATCCAGAATTTAAACCTACAGCTCAAACTGATGCTAAGAAAGATCATACTAATGATGATAAAGTTATGCGTGGTATTGCTCATCAAGGTTTCCACAAAACTGAGAGAGCTAACTCTTTAGCTGCATTTAGAGCTGCTGCAAAAGAAGGGTGGAGATATGTAGAGACTGATACATATATGACAGCTGATGGTAAGTTTATTGTTAGTCATGATTCATATTTACCAACTGGCTGGACAAATGGAACAGTTACTACAACTCAAGGTTCTTACAAGTATGAAGAACATACACTTGCTGAAATACTTGCTTTCCATGGTCCTAATAATGAGAAGACTGATACACTTGAAGAGTTCTGCAAGACATGTAAAGAATGCGGTTTGCATCCATACATTGAATTAAAGCAAGGTAAGATGGCGGATACTAACACGTTAGATACAAATCCAAGATATAATGGTAAGGGGTACGGTGTTAAAGTACTCGATATTGTTAATAGATATGGATTAAGAGGCAATGCTACATTTATAGCATCTGTGCCTTTTACACTTCTACGTATGGCGCGTGAAGATCAAAGTTATAGATATGGTATTGTTTATTTTGGACAGCTTAAAAATTCTGATGCAGCATGGACTACTGTTTTAAGTAAGATAGATGAATATAATAATGATGCGGTAGCATCAAAAGCATATTTATTTTTAGATGCAAATATTAATAATCTAAAAGTTGCTGACGCTGATGTGGTTGATAAGCTTGTTTAGAAAAACTGTGCACTTGAAGTATGGACAGCTACTACTAAAGATGATCTTGATAACTTAGATCCATATGTAACTGGTGTTACAAGTGATAATATACATGCAGGTGAAATATTAGCTAAGAAGATTTAATAATGTTTGATATACAAGGTGGTAAGATAAAGCTTAGCACTTAGGATTTAGCTATACCCCCATTTAAGGAGTATTATAATAATGCTGAAGATAAATCTTAGGCGCTAAAAGAGATTGAATATATCATTTGGCTATATAAATGGAATAGTCCATACGAGGCTTATCCAGAGAAAGAAAGATAGTCTGTTGTAGGCAAAGATATGTTCAATGATGATAAATATAAACCTACTGCCGAAATGATGATATTAGCAAAAAGGTTTCAGGAGTTTCAACAGACTCCTGGAACCAGACTGCTTTCATCTTCATAGTCAGCAGCAGAGGGATTGATTGAAACTCTGAATTAGTATTCAGAAGGTAGTATGGATATAGACACAGCGCTTAAAATAACACGAATACTTAAAGATGTTAGCGGAGTAGTTAAATCATTAGATATAGCTATGAAGCAAGCTAAAGCAGAACAGCTTGAATCTGGTAAGGTTAAAGGTGGCGGTGTTATCGGTCTATATGAAACAGTTAAATAATTATGGTTGACTTTAATAAGAAGATTTATAATAGTGATAAATTTAGATAGGCAGCTATATTCTTTAAAGAGCACGGTGCTTACACATTGGCTCCTCCAGGAACTACTGATTATATAAAGTACTGGGATGAAGAAACTAATAGATGTCTATATGGATATGTTGCTCCTGATGGTGATGCTATAAGTGGATATAATTACTTTTATCTTAACTATAGTCCAATTATGAAACTTAGTGAGGTTGAGTATACAGATAGATATGGTAATAAACGTACAAGACGTGAACGTATATTAGAGTTCCCAAACTTCTGGGATTACGACTACTATTACTTTAACGCCATAGAAGAGGCTGAAACTGAAGGTAAGCATTTAGTTGTGCTTAAGTCAAGACAGCGTGGATACTCATTTAAAGGAGCATCTATGTTAGTACGTAATTATGAGTTAATACCTGGATCTAAAAGTTTTGCTGTAGCTTCAGAATAGAAGTTCTTAATTGGTGATGGTCTTCTTACTAAAGCTTGGCAAATAATGGATTTTATAGATAAGAACACAGCTTGGTCAAAACAACGTCTTACAAGCACACGTATGGAACGTGTTGCTGGTTTTAAGATTACTGATGAATTTGGTAAATAGACTGAGCAAGGTTACTTATCAAGTATAACAGGTATCACACTTAAGAATGATCCTGAAAGACTTCGTGGTACTCGTGGTAAGCTTGTACTATTTGAAGAGGGTGGTAAGTTCCCTAATCTTGAAACAGCGTGGCGAGTTGAACAGCCTGCTGTAGAAACTGACGACGGTGTAGCTTTTGGTCTTTTGATTGCTTTTGGTACTGGTGGTACTGAAGGTGGTGCTTTTGACGGTCTTAAGAATTTATTCTATAAGCCAGAAGCGTTCAACTGTTTGGCTTTTCCGAACATTTGGGACGATGGTCAAGAATAGACTAAATGTGGATTCTTTGTTCCATCATGGTCTAATATGGAATCTACTGACTAGAATGGTAAGTAGAAGTTCATGGATTAGTATGGCAATAGTATTAAAGAGAAAGCTATAGAAGAACTTATTGCTTAGAGAAACAAAGTAAAAGATGGTGGTGCATCTCAGACATCTATTGATAGATTTATATCAGAGCGTCCTTTAAAGCCACAAGAAGCTGTATTGGAGCTCGGTAAAAACATCTTCCCAAGATAGTTGCTAATGAATCAATTAACACGAATTAGAACAAATGAGAAGCTACGAAATATGAAACACGTAGTAGACTTAGCTTGGGATGGAGAAGGGTAGGTTAAAGCTACTGAAAAGAAGTCTGGTGATATAACAACATATCATTTGAAGAAAGATGATAAACCACATGGCTCTGTTGTTATATGGGAATACCCAATTAAAGATCCTCCATTTGGATTATATATAGGAGGGTGTGACCCTTACGACCACGATGAGTCTTTTACAAACTCTTTGGGATCAACATTTATATTTAAACGTGTTAAAGCTGGAGAAGCTTGGAACGACGTTATTGTAGCAGAATATTCAGGACGACCTGATACTGCTGAAGAGTACTATGAAAATGTACGAAAGCTTTTAATCTTTTATAATGCAAGATTGTTATTTGAGAATGAACGTAAGGGTATATATCCTTACTTCACAAATAAACATTGTGATTATCTATTGGCAGATTAGCCAGATAAGATAATTTCCGAGGTATTTAAAGATTCAAAAGTACAAAGAAGAAAAGGATGTCATATGACTAAGTCTATTAGGGCTTACGGAGAAGGATTAATACTTGAATGGCTTATGGATGAATTTGAGCCAGGACATCCTAATATAGAAAGAATATATAGCGAACCTCTAATAGAAGAACTTATAGAGAATGATGGTGTAAAGAACGTCGATAGAGTCATAGCATTGTGTATGACTATGATGTATAGAGAAGAACTCTATTAGGTAAAGGTAGCTAAAAGTAAAGAAGAAAACAAATAGGTTGAACTCTTTGAAATGCCATTGTTTAGCCAATCTTGGTGGAATGATGAGTAGCAGCAAGACGATATACCTGTATATACATTTTAACAATGATAGGAGTAAAAGATAATTTATATAGTGCCGCATTTCCATAGCAGAAGCTCCCGCTAACTAAGAAAGACGAAAAGTGGTAGCATGACTGTGTGGATTATATAATAGGTGAAGGCAATGTTACTTCTGGCGGCGGTAGGCGTGATACGCAGCATGGCGAGATGTAGACCTATTACAACTTATATAACAGTATCTTTGACGAGAAAGACTTTAAGCGTATAACAAATCCATTTAAGGTAGATGATGGTTTTCCTGCTACCCCTTAGGACTTTAATATTATTAGACCTAAGATTGATTTGCTTATAGGCGAGGAGACTAAAAGACCATTAAACTTTAGAGTTGTTCGCACATCTCAAGAAGCTGTATCAGAGCTACAAGATAAGGAGAAAGAAATGCTTATGTAGTATATGATGGCAGCTATACAATCTAAGATGGGTCCAGAAGAACAGCAATAGTTTTAGCAATAGTTATAGAGTGGTTAGATTATGCCACCAGAAGCTATAGCTAAGTATATGGATAAAGAGTACAAAGATGTTGTAGAGAATACTGCTTATCATACACTTGAATATCTTAAAGAAAGACTTTCATTACATAATGAGTTTATAAAAGGTTGGAAAGATGGTTTGATTAGTGGTACTGAAGTATACTACGTAGGTGTTCAAAACGGAGAACCTTACGCAGAGCGTGTAAATCCTATGGACTTTGATTATGATAAATGTCCAGACTTAGAATTTATAGAAGATGGTTCTTGGTGCGTTCGTAAGATGAGATTACCAGTAGCTGAGATATACGATAGATATAATGATAAGATGGATGAGAAAGATCTTAATAGACTTAATGAAATCTTATCAGGAACACCTATTGGTGATATGCCAGAAAGAGGGCCAGTTGATGATTTTAATCATATAACAATGCACATATATGATAAAGATGGTTTTTCATTTCAGAATAAGCATTCTATTAATGTATGGCATGTATGTTGGAAATCATTTAAGAAAATCTTCTATGTTACAGTTCTTGATGAAGCTGGAGAGCCTTAGGTTACAATATGTGATGAAACATACAAACCTGTAGGAACTGAGGTTTCTATAGAACCAGATTGGATTATAGAGGTATGGGAAGGATATAGAGCTGGTTCTGATTTATATTTTGGAATACAGCCACTTGAATACCAACACGTAAGTATTGATAATCCAAACTCACAAAAGCTCCCTTATTGTGGTTGTGTTTATAGCGCAACAAACAGTAAGCCAAGGTCTTTAGTTAGCATACTAAAACCATTACAATATATGTACATTGTGCTGTGGTATCGGCTGGGGCTTGCAATAGCAAGAGACAAAGGAAAGGTAATTAATATGGATATTACTTAGATTCCTAAGTCTATGAATATTACACCTGATAGATGGATGCATTATCTATCTTCTGTAGGTGTTAACTTTATTAATCCTTATGAAGAGGGTTGGAATGTTCCTGGTCGCGAAGGTGGTAAGCCAGCTACATTTAATCAGATCACTTCTCTTGACTTAACAATGTCATAGGTTATATCAGAGTACATATAGCTAATGGACAAGATAGAACTATTAGCTGGTACTATATCTGGTATTACTTCTTAGAGAGAAGGCGCTATTAGTACATCTGAACTTGTTGGTAATGTTGAAAGATCAGTAACTCAGTCGTCTCACATTACAGAGCCTTTATTCTGGGTTCACAATCAGTGTAAGAGACACGTTATGACTATGCTCCTTAATACAGCAAAAGGAGCTTGGGAAGGCACTGGTAAGCAGAAACTTTCATATGTATTTGATAATGGTGAAAGAGCATTCTTGGATATAGCTAAGAAGTTCTATTATGAAGATATGGATGTATTTGTAAGTGATACTTCTAAAGATATAGAGAATATACAGAAGTTACAACAGCTTATTCAACCAGCTATGTAGAATGGTGCAAGTTTACTTGAAGCAGCTGAGATTCTTACAAATGATAACTTCAATATACTTAAGCAGAAACTTAAGGATATGCAGACTCGTCAAGAGCAAATGCAGCAGCAACAGCAAGAAGCTGAAGCTCAACAGCAACAGCAATTGCAGCAGATGCAAAATGAAGCTAAACAGCAAGAGCTTATGCTTGAGGAAGCTAAGATGGATCTTGAGCGTTATAAGATTGATGCTGATAATCAGACTAAGATTGCAGTAGCTGAAATTAGTGCATATCGTGGTACTGAGGATAAGGATGCTAACATGAATGGTATACCTGATCCTATGGAGATTGCAAAGGATGCTACAGAGCAACGTAAGATTGATCAGGAGGCTTATTTAAAGCGTTATGAGGCGCGTTAGAAGCGTGAGATAGAAGATGCTAAGATAAGCTTAGAAAAGAAGCGTATGGACCACGAAATGGCTTTACAGAAGCAAAAGGATGATGCAGCGCTTTAGAGAGAAAAGATTAAGGCTTCTACAGCTTTAAAGAATAAAGTAACTGGTGAGAATTAATGCTTATGAAACCAATCAAACAACCAAGTAGCAAATAGCCTAACAAGTTTTAGGCTTTTGCTAATAAGCTTGGACCTCTTGTTTATAATGGTCTTATTAAGAGAGGCTACACAAAGAGGTCTACATATGATAATGTAATGAGCCAGTTAGCTTTCGAGAGTACTTATGGAACAAGCCCTTTAGCATTGAGAGCTCACAACTATGGTGGTTATGGTTATAATGGTAAAGACTATAATGTATATAAAAATGATGCTGCTTTTATAGATGCATATCTAAACGATATGGCTGGTAAATATAAGAAGGCTTTGAATGCTGATACTGTAGCAGATTATGCTAAAGAGCTTAAACGTATAGGTTATTTTGA